CCCCAATCCCCCCACCAGAACTGATCAAGGAGACCCGACATGGGCAACTGGAATGATTTCAACGACGCCAAGCAGACGACCAACCTGATCCCGAAGGGAACGTTGGCCAAGGTCCATATGACCATCCGCCCCGGCGGCCATGACGATCCCGCTCAGGGCTGGACCGGCGGCTATGCCACGCGCGGCAACACCGGTTCGGTTTATCTGAGCGTCGAATACACGGTGGTCGAAGGACCCTACGCCCGCCGCAAGGTGTTCAGCATGATCGGGCTTTACAGCACGAAGGGCCCCGAATGGGCCAACATGGGGCGCGGCTTCATCCGCTCAATCCTCAACTCGGCCCGCGGTCTTTCCGACAAGGACAACAGCCCGCAGGCCCAGACGGCTCGCCGCATCGGCGGCTTTGCCGATCTCGATGGCATCGAATTCGTCGCCCGGATCGATGTCGGCACCGACAGCAATGGCGATCAGAAGAACGACATCCGCGCTGCGGTAACCCCGGATCACCGCGAATATGCCGCCGTCATGGGCACGGCGCCCGCGCAGCCGGCAAGTCCGTTCGCGGGATCCACCCCGTCCGCTCACGCCACTGGCGGGCGCCCCACCTGGGCTCAGTGAGGAGGCTGCCATGATCCTTCGACCCCGACAGTCCCAGTTCGTCGAGCGCAGCCTGTCTGCGCTCGACATCCACGGCAACACACTCGGTGTGGCTCCGACAGGATGTGGAAAATCGGTAATGCTGTCCGCAGTCACCGGCCAGACGATCCGCGACAGCCGCGCCAAGGCTTGTGTGCTGGCGCACCGCGATGAGCTGACCAGCCAGAACCGCGACAAGTTCACCCGCGTCAATCCGGGCATGACGACCTCGGTTGTCGATGCCAATTCCAAGAACTGGGGTGGCCAGGTCACTTTCGCGATGGCCCCGACGTTATCGCGTTCCGCCAATCTCGAGGCCATGCCATCGCTCGACCTTCTGGTCATCGATGAGGCCCACCACGCGGTTGCCGACAGCTACCGCCGGATCATTGACCGGGTGCTGCACCTTAACCCGATGGCCCGGATCTATGGGGTGACCGCAACGCCCAACCGTGGTGACCGGAAGGGACTGCGTGAGATATTCACCAACGTCGCCGACCAGATCCGGCTGGGCGAACTGATTGCCTCAGGACACCTCGTTCGGCCGCGCACCTTCGTGATCGACGTTGGGGTGCGCGATGAACTGGGGAAGGTGCGCAAGACGGCTGCCGATTTCGATATGGGCGCAGTCGATGCGATCATGAACAAGGCCCCGGTGACCGACCAGGTCATTGCGCATTGGCGGGAAAAAGCCGGCGAGCGCCAGACGGTCGTGTTCTGTTCGACTGTCAACCATGCCGAAAATGTCGCTGCTGCTTTCAACGCAAACGGCATTCCCGCCGCAGTTGTCCATGGCGATCTGGATGACGCGACCCGTCGTGCCACTCTGGCCGCCTATGACGCCGGTGACTTTCAGGTGGTGGTCAATGTCGCGGTGCTGACCGAAGGCTGGGACCATCCACCGACCTCCTGCGTCATCCTGCTGCGCCCCAGCTCGTTCAAGTCGACGATGATCCAGATGGTCGGGCGCGGCCTCAGGACGGTCAACCCCGAAGAATATCCCGGGGTTATCAAGACCGATTGCGTCATACTCGATTTTGGCACCTCGACGCTGCTTCACGGCACGCTTGAGCAGGATGTCGATCTCGACGGCAAATTGTCCTGCGGCGACGCCCCGACCAAGGAGTGCCCGGATTGCAGCGCGACAGTCCCGGCCGCCGTATCTGAATGCCCGCTGTGTGGTCATGTCTGGGAGGGTTCCTCGCGCAATCCTGTCGACCCACTCGGCCACTTCATCATGACCGAAATCGACATTCTGGCGCGCTCCAATTTTGACTGGGTTGAAACCCATGCCAATGGCTCAGGCGTCATCGCATCCGGCTTTCATGCCTGGGCTGGGGTCTTTTGGCATAACGGCCGTTGGTACGGCCTGGGCGGCCGGCCAGGACAAGCGGGCCATGTCCTTGCCATCGGCGAACGCGACATCTGCCTTGCGGCAGCCGATGACTGGCTTAACGAGAACGAGACGGACGAAAGCGCCCACAAGTCGCGCGGATGGTTGTCACTCCCTGCAACTGACAAGCAACTGGCCCGGCTGCCTGGGTCATTCCGTCACGATTACGGTCTGACCCGCTACGCGGCCTCGGCGCTGATTTCCTATCAGACCCATGCGCATCAGATCGGGAAAATGATCCGCGCCGCCGATCCGCAGCATCTGCCTCTCGCCGCGTGATGAAAGGCCGCTCATGCAAACCGATGTCTCGCCCGATTTCTGGGCCAATCTCTCAGCCGAGGCGCGCCTGCGCCGCTGGCATCCGCGCGGAGTGCTCTGCGCGATCTGCCGGCGCCCGGCCGCAGGCTTTGGCTGGCTGGGGCCGCAACAAACCAAACACTCCGGACCTGACGTCTGGTTCTGCTCGATGAGCTGCCAGACCTTCTTCCACGACCGCGCCCGAAAGGTACCCGATATGGTAGATCTTACTCCCCTCGAAAATGCTGCCATTGAGGCCGGAATCGAACCGGTCGCCCGCATGATTGATGGTATTGGCTGGCATGTGCCGCCTGCTGCCTGGACCCGTGACCAGATGCTCGGGCTCATCCTGGCCGGGATCGAAGGGTTCCAGGAATCGATGCGCGTGGCCGCCGTCCAGCCGGCACAAGTCACCGCCTCGGACTGTCCATTCTGATGCTGGACTTCAACCACCGCCAGACATTCGCCGATCGCCTCAACGCGCTGGTCGACGAGAGCCTCGTTGCCGACAATGCCACTCGAAGCCCCCGGGATTATCTTGGCGGCTCGCGGGTGGGTGTGGCCTGCGAACGCGCGCTCCAGTTCGAGTTTACGGCCACCCCGAAGGACGCAGGCGGCGACTTCTCGGGCCGGACCTTGCGCATCTTTGCGATCGGCCATGCGCTAGAAGATCTGGCGATTGCCTGGCTGCGCAGCGCCGGGATCGAGATTTTCACCCGCAAGGGCAATCGCCCGGACGGGGAGCAATTTGGGTTCTCGGCTGCTGGCGGGCGTTTGCGCGGCCATGTCGACGGCATCATCACCCAGGCCCCGGAAGCACTCGGGTTGGGATCGCCTGCACTCTGGGAGTGCAAGACCATGAACGCCAAGAACTGGCGTTCGTGCGTCAAGGAGGGCGTGGTCAAATCCAAGCCGGTCTATGCAGCGCAGATCGCGCTCTATCAGGCCTATATGGAAGCCAGCGTTCCGGGCATCTCGGCCGCGCCTGCGCTGTTCACCGCGATCAACAAGGATACGGCCGAACTTCACCATGAGTTGGTGCCGTTCGATCCCGACCTGGCTCAGCGCATGAGCGATAAGGCCGTGCGGATCCTGCAGGCGACAGATGCCGGTGAACTGCTGCCGCGCATGGCCAACAATCCCGACTTCTTCGAGTGCCGGTTCTGCGCGTGGGCCACCCGTTGCTGGGAGATACCCCGGTGAGCGACGATACCATTATTCACTTCAATCCCTGGCGAGATTTTAACGATGCCAGGTCGCTTGAGGAGCTCTACCTCGAACCCGACCGCGCGCAGATCGAAGCCTTTCTCGATGTTGTCTTCGACTATTGCGACGGCCTGATTCCGGTCCGCAGCTTCGTCGAGAAGGGCCAGGGGCTTGAAGGCAAGCCTAACAATATCTGGATCGAGGCCGATGGCTCGGCCGCCGACAAGCTTGTCACCTTTGCCAACTGGGCCGGGCGCGAAGGCGCGGCCGTCTATGTGATCCCGGGCACGGTTGCCGAGAGCGGCCAGGCAAAGTCAGCCGATGTGGCGGCCATGCAGGCGATCGTGGTCGATATCGATACCGGCGATGTTGGCGGCAAGCTGGCTTACCTGACCCGGCACCTCGGCGAGCCCAGCCTTGTTGTCGAAAGCGGCGGGCGCACGGCAGAAGGCGCACAGAAGCTCCATGTCTGGTGGAAGCTGTCCGAGCCCGCCACCGGCAGCGATGTCGAGCAGGTCTGTGCGCTGCGCGGGTCGATCGCGGCCAAGGTTGCCGGCGATACGCATTTTCGTTCCGCCCACCAGCCGATCCGAGTGCCGGGCACCATCTACCACAAGGGCGGCAATCAGCGCCTGGTTCAGATCCTCCGGCACACCGAAGGCCGCGAGGTGGATCTGTCTGGTATGGCCGAGGCGGTTGCCGCCATGCCGGCCATGCCCGGGGTCGGCAGTGATACGGCGGCGCCAGATTCCAAGCCCTCGCTCAACGATGTCCTGACGACGCCGGTGCATGAAGGCGGCGCGGATGCCTGGTCCCGCTTCGAGGGCGCCAGTGCCGCCATCGGCCACTTCATCCGTCAGGTGCATGAGGGGCGGATCAGCCCCGATGAAGGCTGGGAGGCCATCTGCCAGTACAATGCCGCCATGTTGCGGCCCTGCTGGCCGACGGAGCGCCTGAAGGCGGAATCCGATCGGCTGTGGCGCCTCCATGTCGAACGCAATGGCCCGGCGCTGGTGCGCTTGGTGAGCGCGGTGCCTGCTTCAAGTGAGATGCCGGCCTTTACGCTGGGGGCATTGCTCGATGACACCAGTCCCATGCCGGCCGACATTATCGCGCCGCGGGTGCTGACGCCGGGTGGTATGCTGGTGCTGGGCGGTGCCCCCAAGGTCGGCAAGAGTGATCTTCAGATCACCTGGCTGGTTCACATGGCGGCAGGAGAACCCTTTCTCGGATTTACGCCCCCGCGTCCTTTACGCATCTTCTATCTCCAGGCCGAGATTCAGTATCACTACCTTCGCGAGCGCATGCAGCACATCGGGCTGCCGGCAGAACTGCTTCACGCGGCGCGCGATAATCTGGTCGCCACTCCAAAGCTGAGCATGTTGCTCGATGCTGACGGCAGCGCACGGGTGGCTGAGGCCATCAAGCGCGCTTTTCCGACCGAGCCGGTCGACATCATCTGCATCGATCCGATCCGCAACCTGTTTGACGGCGGGCCCGACGGCGGCGGCGAAAACGACAATGCCGCCATGATGTTTTTCCTGAAGAACCGGGTCGAGGCCCTGCGCGATCATATCAACCCGGACTGCGGTGTAATACTGGTCCATCACACCAAGAAGCTGTCAAAGCAGCAGGTCAAGGATGATCCCTTCCTTGCGCTCTCCGGCGCCAGCGCCTTGCGCGGATTCTACACAACCGGGTTGCTCCTGCATCGAACGGATGAAGAAAGCCCCGAGCGCCGCCTGGAAATCGAACTGCGCAACGGACCTGCATTGCGGGCCAAGCTGATCGACAAGGTCAAGGGGCAATGGGTCGAGCTCAATCCGATGAACGAGCGTCTTGTGCGCCGGGATGTGGGCGCCAAGCTTGATGCCGAACGCGTGCGCAAACACGACGTCATTCTCGGTATGCTGCTCGATGAGGCCGCGGAAAGCAGGCTCTACACCACCATGCAATTTGCCGAGGCCTTCGAAAACAAGGGAGGCCTTGGCGGCAAGAACTCAATCCGCGAACGGCTGAGTGTCTTGGCGACAAAGGGCTATGTGAAGTTCCTCCGCGATGGCGGGCCGTTTGGCTACCCGATGGTCCGTTCGCGGTATGGCTACCTGTGCGTGGAAGGGATGCAGTTCACCGCCGCTGGCGCCGTCGACGGCGAGACAGGCGAGGTGATTGATGAGCCGCGCGCGGTCCTGCCCAGTCACTACAAGTGCCCTCATTCAGGTGCCTGTCTCGATGTCGAGAACCCCTCGGTGTGGGTCTATCCAGCCGGGTCAGAGGATGCGCCAAGGCCTTCTGATTTGGGGTCAACTCCTCAGGAGTTTGGGTCAACTCCTAACTCCTCCTAACTCCTCAATTCAATAAATTCAGTGACTTATGAAAACGGAGGAGTTGTCCTCCAAACTCCTCCTGAACTCCTCTGAAATTGGAAAATCCTTGTGTTTTACAACGCTCT